GGCTTTAATAGATGCTAACTACTAAAATTATTATCCTAAGGAGAGTGTGCTAATGGCTGTTGGACTTCCACTTAAAGTGACTTATGCGGATGGAGATGTCTATTCCGCATCGGATGTTAATGATACTAATGGCACAGTCAATCTGTTTCAGACAAGCACTCTATCCGTTGCTGGCGGCAAAAATCGCGTAGTCAATGGTGGGCTGGATTGGTGGCAACGCGGCACTTCATTAGCAATCTCTAACGGAGTCACTACATATCTTGCAGACAGATGGGCTGCTTATCGCGGAGCTACTGGATCAACAGTAAGTCGTCAAACAACAAGCGATACCACAAATCTTCCTACAATTCAGTATTGCGCAAGAATACAAAGAGATAGTGGAAACGCATCAACTTCTGGTATTTCTTACTTCAACATATTTGAGTCTATTAACTCCATTCCTTATGCAGGACAAACTGTTACATTTTCATTCTATGCTCGCAAGGGCGCAAATTATTCACAGGCAAGTTCTGGTCTTACTGTCGTTGTAAAAACTGGAACTGGTACAGACCAGAATGTTTATAGTGGATTTACAGGTGCAGTAAACGCTGTTTTGCAATCTGCAACTCTTACCGCCACTTGGCAAAGATTTACTTATACAGCGACTTTAGCATCAAACATTACACAAATTGCAGTAGGCTTTGAGTTTGCTCCAGTCGGAACAGCAGGTGCAGCAGATTACTTTGAAGTAACTGGAGCGCAATTAGAATTAGGTTCTTATGCCACAACCTTTAGCCGTGCAGGTGGAACAATCCAAGGAGAATTAGCCGCTTGCCAAAGGTATTATGTAAAATATGACGGATCAGGAGCAAAGAGCTTTGGCTATGCATCTGGTACTACTTCGATTATATTATCTTTTGTAACTCCTGTAGAAATGCGGGCGTTACCCACTTTTACGGCTGGAACAAGCGCAACCACACGCGGCGGAGATGGAGCTATTACACCCTCAGCGTATGGTATAAATGTTTTGCAAGCTAATATTATTCAAATAGGTGGAGTTGTTACTGGTGCAACAGCAAATAGACTTTATGTATTTACTTCTACTAATGGAACAGAATTGAGTGCAGAATTATGATTTATGAAAAAATCACAGACGAAGAGGGAAATACAACTATTAAACAAACTTTAGATAATGGCTTAGAAAGATGGATACCAACTGACCCTGCTAATTCTGATTATGAGGCATATCTAGCGAGCCTTGAAAATGCAAACTAGCTATAACGGATGGCCGGCCTCTAAGGATCCGGACGAAATTAAAATAACTAGCTACAAGGTCGATGGTACTAACCTAAAGCTGCGATGCGCTGAGGGCTGCGGCCCATTACTTGCAGCTTTTACAGCCGAGTTTAATACTCTGATAGAGCCGGTAGAGGGTGGCGTATTTGACGACTGGTCTTACGCCTACAGGATGGTACGCGGTAGCACCGACAAACTGAGCTGCCACTCCTCCGGTACAGCTATAGACCTTAATGCGACTAAACACGCACTTGGCAAGGTAGGCACATTTCCTGCTGAAAAGGTACCTATGATCCGTGCGCTCGCCAAAAAGTACGGCCTCAAGTGGGGCGGCGATTACGTAAATAGAAAAGACGAGATGCACTTCGAGGTAGCAGTTACCCCGGAGAAGGCAAAAAAACTAATAACTAAATTAGGGCTAGATAAGGTAAATAAAAAATGACTGAACAACTCAAGGCTGCAGGACTCTCATATATTAGAGCTGCTGTTAGCTGCGTGGGAGCGCTATACCTCTCAGGCATTACTGATCCTAAAACCCTTGCTAATGCGTTTGTCGCAGCTTTAGCTGGTCCACTCCTGAAAGCTCTAGCACCTAGCGAAAAGCAATACGGCGTAGGCTCTAAATAATGCGGGCCCTGATAGGGGCGATTTTGGGGAGTCTGCTCCTATCGGGGTGCGGTTATCAGGGTTGGGTTAGATATGAGTGCCAAGAGTACGAAAACTGGAGTAAGCCGGACTGCTACCCGCCTAGATGCGAGCCGCTGGGTATATGCACTAAGGACCTCCTCCCGGAGGACGTCTATGTCTCGCCTAAGTCCTGAGGAATTACACGCCCGTTTAATTGTATTTATCGGTATGACTCTTGCCGTGGTGTTTGCTATTAGTGTCTTTGGGATGCTCTACGCGCTTATCTTTGTAACGCAACCAGTCAGTGCACAAGCTCCTAATGACCGTGCGTTTATTGAGCTGCTCACTACCTTAACCGTATTTCTCACCGGCTCCCTCGGTGGAGTACTAGCTAGTAACGGCCTTAAGTCAAAGGCAAAAAAAGAGGATGAGCCTCCTCGCGTGTCTTAGTCGTATCTTGTCGGTATCTGCCTTTACCCTTATGGTGTACCACTAACTGCCGAGCCGGGCTAAGCTCTCAGGGTTTAGATCGTATCGGCCTTATCAAAGGGCGTAATACAATGAGTACAGCATTAGAGATACAAGTAATAATTTATATGATTATCGTAGCCTCGATTACCGCAGTGATTTTCTACGCAAAAGGTTTCAACGAGGGCAAGAAAATCGGGACGCAGTTAGGCTATCGCCGTGGCGCTAAGTCGGTCCAACAATGAGCCTTTTTAATGAGGAAATTGAAACAGCTATAAGTATGTATATTACTCACTCGCATTTAAATATGCTTTTCAAGATTTTAGACAGTGGGCTTACAGATGCAGACGACACTCAGTACCTACACGATTTACTAAAACAAGAAATCGAGGAGTATTTAGTGAACTATGGCGGCGAAGTAAAGGAATATAAGCAAGCCGAGGATTTTGCTCAAGCGCTGGCCGCCGCTAAAACTCAAGTTAAGTTGGTCCAACAATGATTACAACGGCTAAGGCAGGCGTATTTTGCGATTACTGCAAGGATCGCTGGGGCGGTCGCCACGTTAAAGGCGTGTGGGAGTGGCACGAAAAGGCCCGCCGCCAAGCTGTAGTTACCATTGTATCGGTGACTATTAAAGCCAAAGGCACCGTACGTAGCTATTGCGGCGAGTGCCGAGAGACTGTAAGTAACTGGCCAGATGGCACCGTATTTCCTTTATCCGAGCAGGTGGAGCAGGCTATTAAAGCTGAGTCACCTTTACTCAAGTTTGGAGTATCACAATGACGTTTTTAGATAACTACGAGGATGTAAATAGCCGTATCAAGCGTTTTAGGTCCGAGTTTCCAAGCGGGCGTTTAATTGCTTACGTCGAGGATGTAAACCTAAAAGAGGGTTGGATACTTATCAAGGCTGAGGCCTACCGTGAGTACGAGGACCACTTGCCTAGCGCAGTGGACTATGCCTACGGCAACGTGGCAACTTACCCGGCTAATCTTAAAAAATGGTTTGTCGAGGACACGATCACAAGCGCTTACGGCAGAGTTATAGGTCTACTTACTCCTAGTCTCGAGCACAAGGCACGTAGTACCTCTCAGGATATGGCACGAGTCGAGCAACCTGTAAGCACACCGGACTATTGGAGTATCGGTAAAGAGCCCGAGGGTAGCGCGGTGCCACTAGCTGCAACGATGGAGACTGTAGCCGAGCAACTAGGAGGCGAGGTTATAGAGTCATCTCCTATTTGTAACCACGGTCGTATGATTTACAAAGAGGGCAAGAGCTCCAAAACGGGCAACGCCTACAAGGGCTGGACGTGCCCGAGCAAGGTAAAGACTGACCAATGCAAGGCAGTGTGGATGTAATGGGCGAAATGCAGATGATTAAAAACGGCGTCGCTACAACCATCCACAGAGACGGCAGCATTACCCGCGAAATTGTGGATAAGTGCGATAATTGTGGGGACTACAGGTCCAAACAAGGGGGCCTAACTATCACCGTAGTAGGTGGTGAGGCGGTTATATGGCTATGCGAATTGTGCCGGGGTTAGATCGTGTAGTACTAGACCATACACAAGAGCGATTAGCACACGAAAAGGGTTTTGAGTGGATGCACTACAAAAACTCTCACCCTACTACTCAGGTACGACAATATAACCGAGCTCTTAATTATCACGAAATGGTTGCAGAAAAGGCCGAGGGTATGGGGGCTCAGATAGCTGTAGCCCTGCATTTTGGCCTGACCAGTTACACACCGGACCCGGGCATAGACGATACAAAAGCCGATGTAGGTAACAATATCGAGGTGAAATGGACTCATCACACTAACGGGCATTTAATAGTACAAAACTGTTATAGAGCACCGGAGCGTATGAAGGACGTAGCCATACTGGTAATAGGTAAGTCACCGGTCTATTACCTTGTGGGCTGGATGCCTGTAGCTATGGCGATGCAGCCGAGGTATCTAACTGCGTGGGATAACAACTACTGGGTACCTCAGGCTAATCTGTTTGAGATGAAATACCTTAAGAGGAGCGAGTATGGCGACTCTACGCTTTAACTGCAGGGTATGTAAGGCCTTGCAGGATCATAAAAATATAACCGAGTTTGGCAACCTACCGCCCGGGGTACTTGTAGTTGAGTGCCTCGGGTGTGGGGTGCTGGGCGTACAACTCATAGATAACGAGGAAACGGTGAACAACCTATGAAACGATGTTTGACTAGGCTGGTACGCTCCACACTCGCAGGCGAGCCGCTAGGGCGGGTAGCTCGCAGGCGATGTTTGGTGCTATCGGGGGTGCTATGTATAGCTACTGCAATAACAATAACACCAGCCATAGCATTAGATAAAACCAGTATAAAACACTATGAATATAAAGCCTTTGCAGCTTTAATAATAAATGATAATCAACAAATGAAGTGTTTAGTTACGTTATGGAATAAGGAAAGTAACTGGAGACCTACAGCTAAGAACAAAAACAGTAGTGCCTTTGGTATACCTCAACTACTTAAGATGACTGAGACAAACCCATACAGACAGATTATATTAGGTGTTAAGTATGTTGAGCACAGGCATAAGAGCGCGTGTAAAGCGTTAGCATTTCATAACCGTAAGGGCTATTACTAATGGTAAGAGGTAGGCAAGATCCTAGAACTACAGGAAAGTACAAAGCTGCGAGGTTAGCCGCACTACGTAGGGATGGGTACACCTGTATGTATTGTGGTGATGAGGCTACACAGACAGATCACATAGTAAGTCTGCGTGATGGTGGAGACCCGGTATCCCTCGAGAACTTAATCTCTAGCTGCGCTCGATGCAATAACCGTAAGGGTTCACGCTCACAGGCTCTTTTTTTAGCGTCTATTTCTAC